CCTGAAGACTTTAAAGGGACCGGATTTCTTATCCATCGATTAGTTATGGATGTAAATGCAGGTGGCACAGTCGCTAATATTTATACAGATGGGAGTGATGATATTAGAGGTCAAGTTCCAAATACTGCAGCGGGTACATCTGGAGGAGTAATATCAGACTTTGAAGATGGAACTTTCTCAATTTTTAATACAGTAGATAACACCAAGGAATTAACCTTTGATGTAAGTGGTGTAACAGCCTCAACAGCGGCAACACTAACAATCCCTGATGGCGATGGAACTTTATTGTTAATGACCGGGCTAGCTGGTGGACAAACAATAATAGGTGATACAGCTTCTGGAGGAGATTTAACTCTTCAATCAACATCAAATGCCACTAGGGGTGAGATCACAGTTAATGATGCAATCAACTTTTTAGAAGGCCTTTGGTTCGATGGTGTAGAACTCATTACTAATGTTGGTCAAGATTTAACAATCGGACTTGACTCTAATACAATTCAACTTAATGGAAATGTAAAGTTAGGAACGGGTACCTTAGATGCTAGTTCTAAATTTAACATCTTTTCAACTACTCAAGGTAGTCAGATGTGCCCAACAATGACCACTGTTCAAAAGGATGCAATTAGTACTCCTGATAATGGCCTTTGTGTTTATGACTCAGACTTAGATAAATACTTTGCTTATAATGGAGCACAATGGAAAGAGTTAGGGAGTAGTGCTAGTGGAATTAATTATATTACTAATAATTCTAACCCTGCTAACACTGATGGCTACGCTACTTATGACGATGGTGCTGTAGATCTTCCAGTAGATGGTACGGGTGGTTCTCCAACAATTATTACTTTTGCTACAAATGCTATAACTCCAATAAGAGATGTTGCAGATTTTAGAATTACAAAAGCTTCTGGTAGTTGCCAAGGTGAAGGTGTTAGTTATGACTTCACTGTAGATGCAGCAGATTCTCCTAAAGTTCTACAGATTGAATTTGATTATATCACTGATACAAATTATGTAGATGGCGACTTGAGAATGTATGTTATTGATACAGATGGCGGTCAGGTTATTGAGTCAACGAATAGGGATGTAAGTGCGATCGCACAAGGAGGTCATTATCTTGGTGAATTCCAAACATTATCGACTTCTACAAATTATCGATTAGCTTTTCATTGTACCGATACAGGGACTCCAGGATGGTACGCACAGCTTACAGGGTTATCTGTCGGGCCTGGTAAAAAAGTTACTGGGTATTCTGGGAGTGACACAATAGACTTTACCCCAGGGACAATGAACGGCTTTTCTGCTTCTTCTATTTCAGGAAAGTATACAAAATTTGGACAGTGGGCGAAAATACAAATAACAGCCGTTTCGTCAGGTGCTGTTACTGCCCAAATTTATATACCTCCAGCAGAATTTTTACCCAGTGGTCTGTCGATTGATACAGACGCATTAGAGTATGATTCTGCTTCTCAAGTAGCCCTATCTGGAGGCTGGAACGCAAGAGATACCAGTGGGGGTGGATTAGATTCATACGCCGGTACTGTTTACCTAGATGGTGCTCAAAATCTTGTTCCAGTGGGTGACGATGGCACCGATAGACTAGATGCCACAAAACCTTTTAGTGGAGCATGGGTGTCTGGGGATACAATTTCATTTGATTTTTGGGTCCCAATTGCTGGCTGGTCTTCAAACACTCAAAGTAGTGACTCAGCAAGTCAACGAGTTGTAGGTTTAGACGTTTCACCAGGAGCAGCCACCGGTACAGTGACAAGCTCTTTTAATGATATTACTTTTAGTGGAACAGTTGTAAAAGACACGCACGCTGCTTTTGATGGTACAACATGGGTTACACCTGCTAGCGGGTGGTACACAGTTAGTGCTACAATGGAAATTTCTTTTTCTTCGCAGTCTTCAATAAGTAGTATTCTAAGAATTGCAGTTGATGGGGCAGATAGATCAAAGAGTGCTCACAGGAATAATAGTACAGGGGCCGTGTCTCTTCATACAGTATCAAAAACTCACACTTTATATTTAATAAAAGGAGAAGAAGTAACTATTCAGTCTTGGTCAAACGCCTCTTCTCCTGTTTTAGCAAACTCACTCGCAGGAAATCAGTTGTCAATCGTAAGTGCAGCTAACCCAGCAACAATTTCTGCGACTGAAAAAGTGGTGGCCTTTTATAGGGATGATGCAGGACAATCAACGGCAAATTCGGGAGAGCACGAATATGATTGGGATACAAAGGTAACTGACTCTCACAGTATGTATGATGGTTCTAGTGAGTTCATCATACCTAGAGCTGACGTTTATACGATTAGCGGAGCTATAGTTTTTCAAGCGGTTTCATGGGGTACCACTGATGTTAATATTTCTATAAGAGTTAATGGCCCTGACCCAAGTGGGGTAGAATACATAATAGATAAATCTCCTGGAGAGTTGGCCACTCAATTAGTTTCAACTAAATTGGGCTTAAGTGGCACAATAGCGTTGCCCTTAAATAAAGGCGATACAATAGCCTTTGAGGTAGGTCATGCGAACTCTACAGCGGTGTCAACCCAAGCAAATACCGCTTCACTTATTCGTAACTGGATATCAATAACTTCACAAGGTGGGATTTAATGAAACTTTTAATAATACTCTTTTTAACAACCTTATCACTTAATTCATATGCAGAATTAAGGGCCTTTGTAAAAAACTTAGATGGGTCTGATAGATTAGAGCAAACATTTGACAATGAAGCCGATTATTTATATTGGAAGGAAAAAGTAAATTCAAATGCAGCGAGGAAAGTCAGAGGGTTGAATCTAGACTATTGGGTTCATGAAGATAAAGCTACAGAGTTACAGAAACAAGGCACCTCTAGAATAGTTAACGATGGTTGGCTTGATGATGGTGAGTCTTGGGTAGAGTATTTTGTTCCTCAGAACTTCACTGTGACTAAGGAAGATATTACAGATCAAGTTGAGCTAGAGGCTGAGAATAAGTTAAAAGATAAGAATGAATTAGAAGCAATCCGACCATTAGTAAAAAACCTGCTTAATGTTACAAATGAGCAATATAAGAAAGATGTTAAGCGTATTTTAGTTCGAATACTAAAGAAAATGAATAACTAGACAATCCGAATTAGGCCCAATATACTTTTTATATGGAAGTAAATAGATGGAGTGATCCAGACGAGGCATTAGAGAGACTAAAAGTTATCAGAAATGACCCTTACGAGTTTGCTAAAGGGGTCAGGACTCTTGACGAATCTGACGAAGAAAATCCAATTAAAACATTTCCGGTTCATTTAACTTATATCAAATTATATATTAGGATATGGCAACGCACTAAGTTAATGGTTGTTCCTAAATCCAGGCGAATGAGAATGTCATGGACAAATATTATGTTATTTGTTTGGGATGCAATGTTTCATCAAGGGAAGCATTTAGCCTTTGTTTCCAAAAAAGAAGATGATGCTAATTTCTTATTAGAAAGTAGGGCCTTGTTTATTATCAAAAATTTAGATCCAAACGTAATCCCGATTGATCTTCTTCCTAAATGGGAATTTAAATACTGTCTAATCACGTTTCCAGAGATTCATAGCCGTATCCAAGGATTTCCACAGGGCGCGGATCAGATGCGCCAGTTTACGCTCTCAGGTATCTTAGCGGACGAATTTGCGTTCTGGGATAAAGCGGAAGATATGTACTCTTCCTCAAAGCCAACTCTTGAAGGTGGGGGTAGATTTACGGGGATATCTTCACCAGCTCCAGGATTCTTTAAAAGATTGGTTACGGACCAGCTAAACAGGGAAATTGAAGTTGCGGGAGAGCAGCAGACCGCGAACAAGGTAGAGCATCACAAACCAATGATTGGAATGGAATTGTGGAAAAACGAGAAAAATAGATTTACGGTTGTTCAAATTCATTATACGGCAGATCCAGCAAAGAGATCAGAAGAATGGAAAGATAAAGAAAAAAGTGGAATGCCGATAAAGAAATGGAATCAGGAATATGAACTAAAATGGGAATCATACACAGGAGTTCCAGTTTATACGGATTTCAGCAAAGAACTTCATGGGACTACAGAGCGTATGTACCCACATTTAGGACTTCCATTGTTAAGAGGATGGGACTTTGGGTTAATGCCAGCATGTGTCATAGCTCAATTACAGGAAGACACTTTGGTCATTTTAAAGGAATTTACAGCAACGAATATGGGGATTGATAGATTCTCAGATATTGTTATTCCTCAATGTAGGCAATTATACCCTAATTGGGGGGATCAGAAAGAAGATTGGATGGACTTTATTGATCCATCAGGAAACTTTAGAAATGATAACGATGAAACGACATGCGCCCAACTTCTGTCAGATAAGGGATTGCAGCCCATTCCTGGTGCGGTAGTTTGGGAAAAGAGAAGAAAATCAGTTGAAGATTTCTTAGTAAAGTTGAAAGGAGGACAATCTTGCTTTAAGATAGACATAACAAATTGTCCAACCTTAATGGCAGGATTTAACGGCGGCTACAGATATCCAGATAATACATTGGAATTAGAGCCGGGTAAGATCAGACCTTTGAAGGATGTTCACAGTCATCCACATGATGCACTGCAAATGATTACAACTTGTATTAACATGCTTCTGGACAGGCATAGGAGTAGGGTTCCAAGACAATCTTACCAGCGAAGAGGAAGGAATAGAAGATGACTAAATCAACAGGGACATCACTTACAGCAGTAGCACTAACTCTTTTATCATATAAGAAAGATGCAGAAGATGGAAGAAGAGACCGAATGGATCTTAATAATGACAACTTCAATACGTATCATTCAAAGCAAGATTATTCACACAAGAAAGCGGGACAATCTAAAGAATTCTTGCCTAAACAAAGCGTGGCCGTAGATCAGTTAACCTCTTCTATCCAATTGGGATTAGTAAATGCCGATAAATGGTATGAGATAGAAGACAAGGTTAAAAATAGAAAGAGATTGATTACAGGCGAGGAAATGGAAAAGATTCTCGACAGGCAACTAGAAAAAGATGACTATGATGCACACGTTGCAGATGACGTTAAATCTGGTTTATTGGGTGCCTTGATGATTACCAAGTCTCACGGGAAAACTGTCCAGGATAAAGAATTTCTCGTAGTGGACAATGATGAAGAGGAAGATCAAGAAGAACTGCAAATGAAGACCACTGATATATGGCAATTAAAGCACAGCTTGGTAAGGCAGGAAGATTATTTTCCTGATCCAACGGGGGCCGGTCTTTATGAGATGGAGAGGATTTATATTGATAAACATTCTCTTGTTAAACTAGCAGAGGAAAATTCCGATATCTTCGATGTTGAGATGGTTAAGAATCTTGAAATCCAAGAAGAGGTTGATCAAACACAAAAGAAAGCGGAAGAGACCGGGCAGAATGTAGTTTACAGTCAAAGAAAGAGATTAGAAGTTTATGAATTTTACGGGACAATCTTAGATCCAACTACTGGAATGATTATTGAAGAAGATGGTCTTAAATATGAGAACGTAACTTGTATGATGTCTAGAGATGGCCAAATATTTATGAAGCCAAGAAAGAATCCATTCTGGCACCAAGAGTCTCCATATACAGCTACACCAATTATTAGAGTTCCTAATGGCGTTTGGGGCAAAGCTATAATGGATGATGCTACTCAATTAAACTTAGCGGCCAATGAAGTTTTTAACTTAATGTTGGACGCAGGGATAATGTCTGTATTTGGAATAAAGCAGCTTAGAGAGCAATGGATGGCTGATCCTGATCAAGTAAGTGATGGGATTGCTCCAGGTGATACAATTCCTGTAAATTCTTCATGCCCTCCAGGTGGTAAAGTTTTAGAGAGAGTAGACACAGGTTCACTAAATTCTGAAGCAATGAACGTATTTAATATTCTTGATAAGGAAATTAATTCAGCGGCGAAGACGAACAGTATTAGATTAGGTGGACTTCCAGAAAGACAAACAAAGGCTACGGAAATTATCGCTTCCGGACAAAGTATTAATACTACTTTTGATAGTATTGTTAAGATTCTAGAAACTCAACATATTAGAAAAGTCTTAAAGAAAGACTGGATGCTAGTTGCCCAACATATAAATGATCTAGGCACTAAAGAAATGGAAGTTCTTTTAGGCGAGGAGAGAGCACAGATAATTAAGAGAATGTCCAACAAAAGGATATTCGCTGACACAGTTTCGGGAAGACAATTCAATGTGTTTGGACTTTCAACAACATTAAACAAGGTTCAAGACTTCCAGAAGATAGCTTCATTTCTTCAGACACTTGCAGGGAATCCATTCTTAATGCAGATATTTTTACAGAAATTCAGTGGCAATAAATTGTTAGCCGAAATCATAAGCTCACTTGATATTGATGCAAAGAAAATAGAAATGAGTGAAGATGAAGTAGCGGGAAATCAGGCCATGCAGGAACAATTAAAAGCTGCGGCTGGTGGGGGTACACCAGATAATGAAAGTCAAAACCCACAAATTGCAAACAGACCTCCCGAATCAGGGACAGGTAATGATATTGATAAAGCAGAATTAGCGAACCAATCGAGGATTTAATGAGCAGGGAAATAGAGAGAGAAGTTGCAAGCGCAAGCGCAAGGGCGGCTATGAACGCTATTGAACCTTTCTTAAAGGAATATGAGCAGAAGATAGTTTCAGAAATAAAGAATACATTGAGGACAGAAAACTTCACAGACAAGTCATTATTAATAGCGGCTTCGAAGTTGATCTGCCTTGAAGATTTAGAAAATAATATAAAGAGCAAGATAAGATTAGGCGAAAACATAGTAAGGGAGAACAAAAATGCTACAGGAAAATACAGGTAAACCAGAAGTAAAAGTAGAAGCAAAACCAGCAACATTTGCAGAAGAGATTAACAATAGTTTCGATAAGGGCGTGAATGATGTCGCTCCGGTTGATGTTGTTGATGAGCCAGTAGTAAATGAAGCAGAGAATAGAGTTGCAGAGCTTGAAGCGATGTTAAAAGCTAAGAATGAAGCTGACTCCTCGAACAATCAGGTTATTGATGCATTAAAGAGTGTTTTAGGGGAAAAGCCAAAAGGCCCAACAGAAGAAGAGCTTTTAGATGACCTACAGTTCTCTGATCCACCAGAATACAGAAGAAGATTGATTGAAAGCCTTAAGAAAGAACTAAAAGAAGAGAATGCTAAGGCCAAGAGTACAGATGATTTTTGGGACCAGTATTATATAGAAAACAAGGATCTAGCACCACATAGAGATTTAGTTAAACTAATTACTGATTCAGAAATGAAGAATCTTTCGGCTATGGATGCAGGAGAGGCAGGGAAAATTGTTGCTACTAAAGCAAGAGCTATGATTTCTAAAATGGGAATAGGAAGTAATACTAAAACTGAAACAGTCGGGAATGCAAATACTACTGTATTAGGGTCTAGTTTTGCATCAAAAACGGCTCCTGTTACGGAAACTAAAGCCAGTACTTTTATCGATCAAGTAAAAAACTTCCAAAATAGGAAATAGTATATTAAGATTAAAACATTCAAGTCTAGTAATATTGACGGAGGTAATATATGAGTCACAGCTGGGAATATGATGCACCAACAGGCGTATACAAAAACAACAATCTCTCAAGTCAGGTAAGACATGCTGCTATTGCGGACACAAAGTTCATGCAATTTGTACATGCTGAGCCAGGGTACGGGAAGAAAAAAGGCGAGTCAGTAACAATTAAGAGAATTTCTAACTTAACTGTTCCTACTAGTGGAAAGATTGCTGAAAATCAGAGAATCCCAGAAGATGATCTGACTATTACAACAATTTCAATTACTGTTTCTGAGTGGGGGCGTTCAGTTCCTTATACTTCTTTATCTGAAGATCTTGGGTCATTAGATATTAAGAATGTTGTTCAGAAGAATCTTAAGGACCAAATGTCTTTAGTTATGGATTCGGCTGCTGCTGCTGCTTTTAAGGAAGCCAAAGTTAAAGCTATTCCAACAGGTGTTTCGGCACTAACCTTTGATACAGATGGGACACCTTCTAGTACAGCGGTTGCAAACCTTAATTTATATCATGTTGAGAGAATTAGAGATTATATGTTCTCGACACTAAATATCCCAACATTCGAAGGTGATGACTATGTTGCTCTAGTTTCTACTAAGGCAAAGCGTGGAATCATTAACGATCCTAAATTTGAGCAATGGAAGCTTTATACAACTCCAGAAGCTAAATTTAATGCGGAACTTGGAAGGCTAGAGAATATTAGATTTGTTGAAATCAACAACACTAACTCTCTAAGTGGATCCAAAGGTTCTGGCGGTGTACTTGGGGAAGCTTTATTCTTCGGTTCAGACGCAGTGGCAATGGCTGTTGTTGAAGATCCAGAATTAAGAGCTAAGACTCCAGAAGACTACGGTCGTCAGATGGGAGTAGCTTGGTACGGAATTTTAGAATTTGGAATAATCTGGGATACTGCTAACGCAGGTGAAGCCAGAATTATCCACGTAACATCTGCTTAATAAGCGAAGGAGTTTAATATGAGTTCAGAAAGAGATTATGGACAATATTTTATACCAAAACAAGCATATGCTGTTGATGACTTAGCTGGTTCTCCAGCGGTTTGGGGCGGTATGATTTGTGTTAAAAATTGCAAAGTATCAAGAGTAGGGTTTGTTATTGTAACAACTGTTCTTGCTGATGCTGTTGCAGCTCAAGTAGAGTTTAACCGTAGACCAACAATTGCAAGCGCTACGGGTGAAGTTTTAATGGGCACAGTTATAATTCCAGATGAAGCTGCTGTCGGGGCTGTTTATTATACAGACATTGACCCAGTTTCTTTTGCTCCAGGGGAAGAACTTTCTTTCGAGCATACGGTAGCTGCTGATGATTCAGGCTCACAAGCTGGAACAGGATACTATGTATTTGAATTCCAGGACGATCCTGAATATGTTAGTAATTCAACAAATATGATCGAGTCGGCTTAATAGCTGGCTTGTCCTTTTTAGGAGGATATGATGGTAGATATAGTTGCGACTGATGTCACATATACATTAATAGAGGAGCATAGACTCCACGGCATCGGTAATAAAAACGTTGTTAAACTAGAGTTTGGTGACGGTGCATTGACTTATCCTGCTGGAGGAATTCCAATAACAATTGGCAATTTAGGCTGCCCGGTTAATATTGAATCCTTTAAGGTAGTTGACCAAGGAACTTCAGGTTACAAATTTCAGTACGATCAGTCGACTGCTAAACTTGTAATTATGCAGGCTCCTGCTGCACCTCACAATCATGATCTTCATCTTAACGAGGGTGATGTTGCTGATGGTGCTACAACTAGAGTAAATGCTGCTACTAACTTGTTAGGCGCAAATAGTGGTGCAGATATTCTAATTGCTGGTGTTGCAGATGCTACAGGGCCCGGTGGAATTTTAACAGATGCGGGAGCGGCTGCTGCTCTATCACAAGCAAGCACGGTGGCAATTGCTGCGCAGACAATAGAAGTAGAAGTAACGGGGTGGTAAGAGCTACCCCTTTTCTTATAGGAGAGAGCAATGAGTGATGAGAAGAAGATTAAGCCTTTTGACCTTAGAGTACATATAAGAGATCCAAAGACTGGTGAGATTGTAACTAAGCAACCTTACAAACTAGTTATTACTGGTAGTAAGGAATTTTATGTTAGAGACGGTCGTTATTTTAATGCTGATGGTTCGGAAGCAGTAACTAAAGAACAAGTTAGGCAAAGAGCAGAAGCAGAAAGAGCTAGAAAAGCCAAAGAAGAACAAATGGCTGAACGTGTTGCTGAAAGAAAGGCAAAGCTTGATGAAGAAAAAGCTATTATGGCCCAACTTCTAAAAGAAGATGAAGAAGAAGCCAAGAACAGCGAAGAAATGAGATTGAAAGCTGAAGCTGAAGTTAAGGCACAAGAAGAAGAAGATGCTAAAATTGAAGCTGAAAAACACAATCCAATTGCTGACAAAGAAGAGAAGAAAGAAAACAAGAAGGCTTCTAAAAAATAACGAGGTTTTAAATGACACAAAATAGACACGCACTTGAAGAATTTAAACAATTTCCAGTAGTTTGTGGACAAGAAGTGGTTTCTAAATCGGGTGATCATCTCTTTCTCTATAGAGCCTTACTTCAGAATAGATCTGGCGCAACAGTTGATGCTGCTATTATTAGAGGGTACGGAGACGATGCATGGAAAGCCTTTTCTTTGGTGGCCCTTGATACTCCAGATGCAACAGAGATTACAACTGAAATTCAAGCGAATACTCCAACAACTTTATTCAGTGCTAATAACGATGGATTACTAATCGGTGCTAAAGATCAGTTTCACTCAGTGACTCTGAATGCTTCAACGGCAGCGACAGGTTCTCCAGTGTTCACGTTGGAATATTATAATGGTACGGCTTACGTAACTCTTCCAAGTATTAAAGTTATTACGGGTATTTCCTTAACTCAATACGCTGAGACTATTTTATTTGCTGCTCCATTAGATTGGGAAAAAGGCACTACAGTAGCGGTCGGTGGTGAGACTGATCAATACAATATGAAGTTAACGGCAACAACGGCACCTACTGTAAAACCAATTGTTACAGAGATTATTGTAGGTAAGGTTTTAGCCTTTCAGGAAGCTTTAGCGGATAACGGGAATCTTGAAATCATTATGGATAATGAAGATCCTATTGTGTTTGAAGCCAATGATTTTTTAACTGCTTATTTTGCAACAGCAAACCCAAATAATTTAATCCAATTTTCTTACGCTTAATCGGGGGATGGAATGGCAGGAGACTCAGCATCAGCAATGCTTGATGACGCATTAAAGAAAGCGGGCGAAACTTCTACCTCTCCAGAAAGAGCAACAGCACTAAAATATTTAAATCGGGCGCAATTAGACGTGCTTTCGGGTTCGAATGAATTTGATGTCGATGCGGGGGAAGTTTTTCCATGGTCATTGGCCAGTATCCAGAGAAGCTTAATTCTTAAGCCAGCTTTTGGTGAAGGGACAACAGTTTCATTAACTAATGGTTCTACTAGTGGGACTTTATCTGATCCACCAGCTTATTCTTTAGTAGGTCGGCAACTTAAGATTAATGATAGGCCAGAATTTTTTATCATTACTGCTCATACTGCGGGTATGGCCGCGATTACTCTTGAAGTTGAATATTCAGATGATACTGGGGCAGCACTTAGTTTTTCTGCAAAAAAATTAAGATATGATCTTGGTGATGATATTTTAAGGTTAGTTTCTCCTATGGGGATCTATAGACCTCAAGGCGTTTGGGATGATGAAGATTCTAAGATATTTGGCATAGATTTCTCTACTTTTAAGAAGTCATATCCACTGACAATGCTTAGAACTGGGAGTCCTACAAGATTTGCTGAAATTGAGCAAACAGACGGGGCAGCCACCAAGTTAGAAGTTATTTTTGACAAGATTGTATTTGAAGAAACAAAAGTAGATTACGACTATGTTCCTTATCCTACTGCTATGACTGACAGCGTTAGCTCATATTCAGTTATGCCAAGAAATGATAATATGATCTTGGTATATATTACAGCCTTTTGGTTGGCGATGGACAAAGAAGATACTGATAAAATTGCTCAATTTGCGCAATTGTCAAAAGCAAAATTAAAAGCCATGATTGAAGCTAGAAATAAGAAGATGCAAAAAACCAGCAAGAACAGGGGTAAACTCCTTGCAAGGCAGGAAGAGGTTGCACACACCAACAGGTACAGACGGTTTAGACATGGGTGGTAATCATGAGTTACAAAAAACAGATATTCGCTATTCGATACGGTTCCGGGGGCCTACATACAGATGATCCGCAAGGGTTAATTCCTCCTCATAAGCTCACCAGGGCTATCAATGTTAATTTAGAAAATGGAAGAATCAAGAAAGAGGGCGGCTCTATTCGTTGGAATGCTGAAGCTCAGTTACCTACAGGGGTTAAGCAATTTATTGATTGGCATCCAGACGGGATTACTCAAAGACTAATTGTCGTGGGTGAAGATGGTAAAGTTTACAGATTTAAAGATGCCTATAATTTTTCAGAAGTAACTGCTGTTGGCGGGGCACCAGAGACACTAAATATTTCAGGTACGGTTATGATTGTCAAAGGCGGGCAGGAAGAATCTGGGAATAACAGAAAGCTATTTATCTTTACAGGAAATAATCCTATTCAAGTTATCAGTGGTGATGGGACTACTAGAACAGATATCTCTAATGGGGCCACGGACTGGAGTGGAAATAATCAACCAACATTTGGAATTATTCACAGAAATAGATTATGGGCATTTGGGAATGATAATGACCCTCATAGAGCATATGCATCTGGAACAACAGACCAGGAAGATTTCACTTCATCACCTTTGCAATTTTCTATTTATCCAGGAGTTTCTGAAAGATTGATCACAGGGATAGTTTACAAGAAAAGACTATTCTTTATGAAAAATCCTCTAGGGGCATTCATATTAGACGATACGAGTATTACAGTTGCTAACTGGACAATATCACAAACACATAAAAGTTTCGGTGCAGCTTCCCCAAAGTCGATTGTTCCAGTACTTGACGATGTTTTAGTGGCCAATAGTTTTGGCTCAATTACTTCTGTTAAAGCAGCAGAAAGAACAGACGATATTGTAACAGGTGACATATTCTCATCAATGAGAGTTCAAGATTTTCTTGATAATGAAATAAATAAATTAGGTCTTCTTACCAGAGAAGCAATATATTATGCAGATCAAAGAGTAGTATTTATTACGTACCAAAGTGCAGGTAATTTTGTAGTCGATAGAATTTGCAGGATTGACTTTAATAGGCCAGAGCCGATTATTACTTGGACAGATAAAGATCTCCCTAATTGTCTTGAATTCATAGAAGATATCCAAAGAGTTAAAAAGCCAGCTTATGGGGCAACAGATGGTTACATTTATTTGATGGACCGTAAAGACTTCAATGTAGGTGGTAGCGGGTATCGAGCAGAGTTCTGGACTCCGATACTGGATTTCGGTACTGCGAATATGGTAACATCAGAGCAAAATAAAAACTTTAATCACCTAGAATTAATATATGAACCAACGGGTGAATTTAATTTAACAGTTGATATTTATATTGATCTAATACTGTCAGAAACAGTTACCTTTGATTTATCGGGAAATTCTGAACTTGACGAGATGGTACTTGATGATCCTATTGAGGGTCGGCTAGATCCTGGAGCGCAATTGTCACAAAAAAGACAGATCGGTGGTAAAGGTAGAAGAATACAATTAAAATGCTACAATGAAGGAAACGGGGAGAGTTTTACAGTTAATGGATTTAATATTTATTACAGTGGAAGCTCTCAACAACAACTAGAAAAATAGAGGTTATTATGGCTGGTGGTTTGTTTGCTAGATTAAAAACATGGATTGCAGGGGAAACGTTAACGGCTGCTGATCTAAATGGTGAAATCAATAATATTAAGGATAATTTATTACCTGCAAAGTTTGATGACTTTTCGGTTAATGTTGCTCAAATGAAGACGACTTTTGATCCAGGAGAAGTAGGGACAGAGAATCTTCCCACGGACCTTTCAGAAGAAATCGGAGCATTAAGACAACTAATCGGGGAACTTTCTGGGAAAGACGAATGGTATGAATCGCCAGCGGCTAGTATCGATACCATTGTCGGATTGATTGGCGGTGCAGTTGTTGATAATCGGATCGTGTCAGGACTAGCGGAAGCTAATTCATCTTTAGGGGTCTTCTTAGAGGCGGCTGGTTCATCAGCTCAAATTGATCTTAAAGGCTCAGTGACCGACTTCGTATATAGAATTGCAGGGACAGAATATACAATTAATTCAGATGTAAATGTTTCTAGCCTGGTAACAGCTCCAAGTACAAATAATACATGCTTGGTTGATGATGCGACAATGGTTGATCAACAAGCTTCCGAAGTTCAAGGTGAAGATAGAGAAGAGGGATCTACAGAAATTACGATAGGGACAATAGGTAGTGAGATAACAGCTTTAAACGGCGATATCGCAGCTTTCAAGAAAGGTTCTGAGTATTTCCTAGCAAAAGTAGATACAACCAATACACGGCTTCTTAAATGCTTTAGAGGGTATTTCTTCGATAGCAACAGTGCTGCGGTTCCAAGAGAAACTTTGGCCGACACAGATGTTCTTACCTTAATGAAGTTAACATGGATTTTTGCAAAAGCTGATGGTACTTTGGCCGTAACATATAACAATCTAAGAGCTGGTGGGTCAGAGC